ACATACAAGACCCTAAAACATGGGCAAAGGCTAATCCTGGTTTAGGAATATCTTTAAAACGTGAGTATATGAAACGTGAAGCGCTCAAAGCATTCACACAAGTAAGTTACGAAAACGTTTTCAGAAGATTACACCTAAACCAATGGACTACAAGCGAAAATAGATGGCTATCTGATAAAGATGTAGTTGAATGCAGCGACACAATAAGCGAAGAAATACTTTTAACGGCACCTTGTTATGGCGGTTTAGACTTAGCATCAGTCAGAGATTTAACGAGCTTTGTGCTTTCGTGGCGAATAGGTGAAAAGATTATAGTAAAACATTGGACTTTTATACCAGAGGACAAATTTGAAGGGCGTTCTGGTGGTAAGGATGGAGTAAATTATATGGAGTGGGCGGATTATTTAGAAGTAACTCCAGGCAACGTAACCGACTACAATTTTGTAAAGGCTAAAATGTTAGAGCTACATGAAAAATACAATGTTCAGTCAATAGCATTTGACAGATGGAATAGTTCGCAGTTAGTAATTGAGTGCATTCAGGAAGGATTGAAAATGTCCCCTTTTGGAATGGGTTATAAAAGTTTAAGTCCAGCGAGTAAAGAAATAGAATCTAAAATAATGACCAGAGATTTTATATACTTTAATGATCCTGTAATTAGGTGGCAATTTGGAAACGTACAGCTTGAAATTGATGCAGCTGGAAATATAAAGCCAAATAAGAAACGAAGTTCGGATAAAATCGACACAATTATGGCTGTATGTATGGCTGTAGGTGAAGAAATGTATAGCGAAGCCCCTGTTATTAGTAAATATGCGAGAGATAATAAAGGATTTTTCACTATATAAGGTTATAGATTAGTAAGTTAATTGTTGTATATTGCATAAAATTTGTATTTGATGGGAGTATTGGATTTTTTCAGAAGTAAAAAGCAGCCTGAACAACGAAGTTCTGGCGGTTTTATGGGCTTAAATGCTGATAATAACAACGTAATAGTTACTCCAGAAACGGCTTTAAGTTTCTCGGCTGTATATGCGGCTGTAAGAGTTATATCAGAGACAATATCTCAGCTACCCTTCAATTATTATATCAAAACGGAAAACGGGCGAGAGGTTAATTATTCCAACCCTTTGCAGTTCCTTGTACATAACGAGCCGAATTCTACCCAAACAAAATACGTTTTCTTTGAAACTTTCATAAACACTTTACTGTTGTATGGTAATGCCTATGCTTATATTGAGCGTTCTAATGGCGTGCCTGTAGCTTTACACCTTATACACCCAAACAACGTAAAAGTTAGCATAGTAGAGGGCTTTAAAATATACCAACTTAAAGATTCAGGGAACTACGACAGCTCAGATATTATACATATTCCAGACATGACTTTAGACGGTGTTGTAGGTCAAAGTAGAATCTCAGCAGCTAGAGACAATATAGCTCTAGGGATAGCAGCCCAAACTTATGGGAAAAAATTCTTTGAAAGCGGCGCCAAGGTGTCGGGTGTATTGCGCCACCCTGGAGAGTTGGGAGCTGATGCAATGCAAAGTCTTTCAGAACAATGGCATACAACTTACCACGCAGGATATAACGGAAGCTTTAAAACGGCTGTACTTGAAGAAGGAATGGATTATAAGCCTATTCAATTACGACCAGACGAAGCACAATTTTTAAGTACTCGTAAATTCAGTATTTTAGAAATAGCGAGAATTTATAGAGTGCCGCCACATATGATGGCTGATCTTGAAAAATCAAGTTTCTCAAATATAGAACAACAAAGTATTGATTTTGTTACCCATACAATAAGCCCACTACTTACAAAGATAGAACAGGAATTTAATAAGAAACTTATCTTTGAAAACGAAAAAGGCAAAACTTATTTTGAACATAATACAAATGCTCTTTTACGCGGTGATGCTAAGTCGCGTTCTGAGTTCTATTCTAAACTATTCGCAGTAGGTGCAATTTCACCAAACGAAATAAGACGAAGAGAAAATATGAACGATAGCGTAGATGGTAACAAATTCTATGTACCGATGAACATGCTTGCAACCGATAAATCCAAGAAAGATGAAGACTGAAAAAGAAATAAGGTTAATTAACACTCCTGACATACGCTCAGAAACTAATGCAGAAGGTGAAACTATTGTAAGAGGTTACGCAGCAGTATTTGGTGAAGAGAGCGAAGATTTAGGCGGTTTTAAAGAGATTATTCACAGAGACGCTTTTAACGATGTGCTTACTGATGATGTAGTATATTTATTTAACCATGATAATAATATTGTCTTTGGTAGAACAACCTCAGGAACACTTAAATTGAGCGTAGATGACAGAGGTCTAATGACTGAAGTTACTATGCCCAACACTAGCCAAGCTAACGATGTGATTGAGCTAATGAAAAGAGGTGATATTAATAAAATGAGTTTTGGTTTTTATATTGAGCGTGATAAATGGGCAGAAACGAGTGATGGTAGTTTAGTAAGGGAAGTATTGGAAGTTAAAAGATTGGTCGACACTAGTCTAGTAACACGCCCAGCCTATCCACAAACAAGCGCAGCACTTAGAAGCTTAGACACGTTTCAAAATGGAAACATCTCTAGAATGCAGCTTAGACAAAATAAATTAAGAATCTTAAAACTTAAAAAGTGAAAAAGACTTTAAAACAACTCAAAGAACAACGCCAAATTTCATTAGATGAAATGACGGCTTTGGTAAATCTATCAGAATCAGAAGATAGAAATTTAACTACGGAAGAACAAACCTCTTTTGATGGTGTAGAAAAAAGCGTGAATGATTTAGGTATTAGAATTGATCGTTTAGAGCGTTCTTTAAAATTAGCTAAATCTAATCCAGCACCTGTAAATTTTGAAACTCAAAAAGCAGATACTGACAAAGATTTAAAACGCTTTTCTTTTGCAGAAGCATCTCGTCAAGCTTACACGGGTAATATTTCTGGTATTATCAAAGAAATGGATGCAGAAGCAAGACACGACTCGCCAGGTCAGGCCTTTAGAGGAATTGGAATTCCAGCAAGTGTACTTCACAGAGCAGCCTCAGCATTACCAGCAGCAGCAGGAAAAGCAGCAGGTACAGATGTAGGTTCTTTTATTGATCAATTACAGGCTAATTCGGTATTGAATGCAGCAGGTGCTAACTTCTTAACAGGATTAAGTTCAGAAAGAAAATTCCCTATCATTGGTGGTATAGCTTCGGCATTCGTGACGGAATCAGGTTATACAACAGGGACAACAGTAGTTCCTGCTAGTGGTACTATTGATGATTTAACGCTTAGCCCATTAAAGATAATTTCTTTGGTGCAAATGAGTGCGGAATTAATGCAACAAAATTCAGCAGTAGAAGGAGCTTTACAAGCTAATATGACCACTTCGATAATGGCAGCATTTGAAAAAGCTATATTGCAAAATGCAGCAACGACTACTAATGGTCCTGGATCTGTATTTAACGCAGCAGCAGCAGATGACATTGGTGTAGTAGATGCGGCTGGTCTTGCAACTATGGAAGCTAATTTGTTAGGTCAAAACATAAACCAAGCAACGGCTAAGAATGCGTTTATATTTAACGCGGCTGGATTTGCAGCAGCTAGAGAGTTAGCAGGAGTTAATTATGTAAATGGGTTCTTTGATCCAATTAGCAAGACAATTAACGGGATTAAGTACTTTGTTACTACGAACCTTAATTTTGGTGGTACAGCTGGAAAAGATGCAGCCCTTTTAGGAGCATTTGACCATTTACACATTGGTCAATTTGGCGGTATTGATATAGTTTATGACCCTTATACATTAGGTGGTAGAGGTATTGGACGTTTAATTGTTACAACTTTGATGGATGGGAAAGCTGATAACGGCTCAACTGTATTCAGAAAATCATTACAAGGGTAAATTAATTAGGAGGGTGTAAAAGCCCTCCTATTATAAAATAAATTATGGCAGATTATAAACTAGCAAGCGCATACACAGGAGCCGAACCCATTACATTAGATGAGGCTAAGGACTATTTACGCGTGGATTTTAGTAATGATAATGCCTATATTACAAGCTTAATATCTACGTCCAGAGAGATGATCGAAAAGGACACAAATACAGCAATAGTAAACAGAAGCTATACTGAATATTTAGACGGTTTTCCAGCAGATATAATTTATTTGCAAGTGAGCGGCGAAATAGATGGAATTCCCTCAATTAATTATATGGGTCAAGACTCTATTACACATGATAAAACACTTACTTTAAATACTGATTTTATTTTAGGCGAGTTTAAAGGCCGTCCAAGATTACAATCTATTACCACATGGCCAACAGCTAGAGAGTTAATAGGTTCTGTAAAAATAAGGTACGTGATAGAACCTCAAATAGATATACCTTTACCACTTAAACAAGCAATGTATATGCTTATTTCTCACTTTTACGATAATAGAAGTGCTGTAAGCTTTTTACGAGCCGAAGAGATGCCATTAGGGTACAGGAATATAATTAGACAGTATAAAAATTATATAGTCTAATGGTGCAACCTGGAGAATTTAGACAGCCGACTGAGATTAATGTAATTTCATTAGTGCAAGACGGATTTGGTTCTTTTGAAACTGATTCTGAAGTAGTGCATACTAGATTTGCAAAAGTTAAATGGCTGCCAGGTAGTGAGAAAATAGATGCAGAAGTAGTAAGCTTACAGAAAAATGTAGAATTTACCTACAGATTTGAGAGCTTAACAGAATTGATTAACAGAATTGACACTATAAAACTAGGTACAGACTATTTTTATATAAAAAGTGTAGAGTACAAAGGAGTTGGAAACCAACAACTCGTTATTTTAAAAGGACACACAGCACAAAATAAATGATAACTCCAAGCGCCAAAATAACAGGAGTAAAAAATATAAGTGACTTACTTAAAGAGTTGGGGCATGATGCTTTAAAAGATAGCCAGATTAAACAAGGATTAAGAAAACTTGCAAAGCCGATAATACAATCTATAAAAAGTAAAGCTCCTGTAGATTTAGGAACATTAAAAAAATCTATTGGAGTAATTAAAGGCTTAAGAAGTAGAAAGGGAAAACCTTTTATATTGATTGGGCCACGATATTACGCACCATGGAACGGATTCCACGCACATTTACAAGAAGTAGGAAAAGAGGTTTATGATGTACCCTTTGAAGG